GGACTGAGCAGCCCGGCGGAACTCAAGTTCTGTGGTTCAAACAGTATCGCGCAGGCGAAGGAGTTTATCCTTTGCCGGATTGGTATCCGGCCCGAACTTACATTGAAATTGATACGAAGATTTCCGACTTTCACTACAACAACATCACCAATGGCTTTTCCCTGGGCAAGATCATTCAGATTTTTAAGGGCGAACCCACCGAAGATATAAAGGCCGAATTTGACCGCAAGTTCAAGGCCAACACCACCGGCACAGAAAACGCAAACGGCGTGCTGATTTCGTGGATGGAAAAGGGCGAAGACCCATTGCAGGTTGTAGACCTGATGCCGGGTGATTTCGATAAGCAATACCTTCAGCTATCCGAAACCGTCCGCGATAATATCTTCTATGCCCACCGGGTGACCAGCCCGATGCTGTTCGGTGTTCGCGTAGAGGGGCAGTTAGGCGGGCGCAACGAACTGAAAGAAGCCTATGAGGTTTTTGACCGGGCATACGTTTCACCTATCCGTGAACAGATGGACGAAACCTTGACTGTAATGTATCAGGCGATGGGCTACACCGGCAAACTTGTAACCGTTCCCGCAGAGGTAGCGGCGGAGGACGCCGTGCAGTTGTTTACATCCAACGTAATAAGCCGCGAAGAGGTTCGTGAAAACCTCGGTCTACCTGCTGAAACTACTGTTGAATTGGGCGGCGCGAAACTTCTTGCCGATGCCATCAACAGCCTGTCACCGCTCGTTGCGAATAGCGTCATTAAGCAACTCACAATTAACGAAATCCGCAGCCTTGCCGCATTGCCACCTGTACCGGGCGGCGATGTAGTGCCAAGCGAAACCCCTGTCGCTATGTCAGCTCAGAACCCATTCGGATGGGATGACGAGGCCGACAAAGCGGTGTTCGCCAAGTATGGCCGGAGTGAGGCCGATTACGAAGAACTGCCGGAACTGTTCGCAGAACTGACCAACCCGGAACTGCGAATTGTTGCGGTGATCCGCGATAACCCGAAAGCGACCCTGGAAGAAATCGCCAAAGGCGCACGGGTGACAAAGGAAGAGGCAACGAAGGTGATAAAGACCATGCAGGATAAAGGCTTCGTGACATGGGACAAAAATCAAATCAAAATCACAGACAGCGGGGCGCAATCCATCGCGGAATCCGGCGGTGTGGATACGGAGATTTTTGTCCTGTACCAATACGGAGTCAACCCCGATGTAGGAGGCCCACCGCTGATTGACGGAAGTCGGGAATTTTGCCGGTTTCTAATCGGTGAGAAGAAACTTTACACCCGCGAAGAAATCGACGCAATGAGTGCAGAACTTGGTTACGATGTATGGAAACGGCGTGGCGGATGGCGAACCATTGCAGGCACAACTACTCACGTTCCCCAATGCCGGCACGTCTGGAATTCTAAACTTTACAGGAGGCGCATAGGATGAGTTTCAAATACTTCATTGACACGGCGTATATCAAGGAAAACACGCCGGTACAGGACAATTTAGACCCGAAGCTCATTCAGATGAGCCTTCAGGAGGCGCAAGAGGTGACCTTGCGCGACACAATCGGGAGCGACCTATACAATGAGCTGTACACGCAGTTTCCGTCAAGCCTGAGCGCGGATAATACAACCCTGCTAAACGACTACATTAAGCCAATTCTCAAATACTCTGTCCTGTATGAGGCCGTACTTCCGCTGACCTTCAAATTCATGAATAAAAGCATCATGAAGCGCGATGGCGAAAACATGACCTCAATCAGCAGGGAAGAAATGGTGCTTATTGAGCAGCGATACGCGCAAAAACGTGACCACTTCATTGAGCGCATGAATAAGTACCTATGCACGTTCCCTGAAAAGTATCCCAAGTGGCAAAACCCTGACCCTGATGCAATCGACAAACCCAACCGCGAAGGACAAAACCTCGGCTTCTATTTCGAAAAGTAAGGCTTGGCGAAAGAAGAACGAGGAGAAATTACGCAAGTTTCTAAATGACGCTCAATCAGATAATAGCAGCAATACGGCGGGCAGCGGAAAACCATAAGATGGTGCGCTATGTTGCCTTTGGCCCTGAATACGACTTGGTGGCCGATGGCAGCAAAGACAATTATCCGCTTGTGTGGTGCATTCCCGACACCACAACCATGATGTATGACAGCTCCGCGAATGACAAGGAGAAAACCTACTCATTCGTGATGTCTGTCATGGATAGGCAGTTCGAGGACAGCACGAATCAAATGGAAGTGCTGTCTGATACAATGCAAATCATGGACGACCTGATTGCCACATTGCAGTATGTGTACAGGAACAGCCGGGTAAACTTCCAGGTAAATGATGATGCCATCCCATTTATGGATGCACACGGCGATATTGTCGCAGGTTATACGGTTCGGATTGAGGTTGGCGTGCCGGTGAACCGCGATTTCTGCCAAGTGCCGAGCAACGACTACGCATTTCCAAACATCGACCAAGATATCTTGATCATCGACGGCGGTTACTACAATTCTACTTACTCCCTGACTATTGACGGAGGTGTTTCATGAGCAATTACATAACGATAAAATTACGGCGCGGCACGGCTGCACAATGGACAGCCACCAATCCGGTACTGGCAGAAGGCGAAGTCGGACTGGAAACAGATACACGCAAATTCAAAGTTGGTACAGGCGCGGGAGCGTGGAACAGCCTGCAATATTGGGGCGGCAGCGGTGGCGGGGCTGCTGATTTTGTCGATTTGGGCGATGTACCTGCGAGCTATACGGGAGCGGGCGGAAAGTACGTCAAAGTAAAATCAGACGAATCCGGCCTTGAGTTCGGCACGCTAACGATCGCGGCGGGCGATTTGCCGTCCGGTATCGACGCGGTTAAGATTGCAGACGGTTCAGTTTCCAATACAGAGTTTCAGTACCTGAACGGCGTTACAGCCCCGATTCAGGACGCACTCGATTTCCTGAGCGCGAACAAAGTACCCTATTCCGGCGCATCCGGTGACGTGAATCTGGGCGAACACGGGGTGCAATTAGGCAACTTAGAGTTTGACAACACCCCGACCAACACCCCAGCAACAGACGGTTCTGTCTTTTGGGATTCCGGAGACGGCACGCTGCAACTTCAGATGAAGGGCGGTGTAATTCAGCAGGTCGGAATGAACCAATTCGCGCGGGTTTACAACGACACCGCGAGCGCATTTACAAAAGGGCAGGTAGTTTACATTTCCGGCTCACAGGGCAACCGGATTGCTGCCAAGCTGGCACAGGCCAACAGCGAACTTACCAGCCGGGGAACGATTGGATTCGTGACCGAAACCATCGCGGCGGGCGCAGAGGGCAACGTGATAACGTCCGGGCCTCTCTACAAACTCAACACAATCGGCCTGACAGCAGGCAACCCTCTCTACCTGTCAGCGACCACAGCGGGAGCATACACGGAAACACCACCGCAAGCCCCTAATCATGGGGTTATACTCGGATGGGTTGAGCGCGTTCATGCAACCGTAGGCAGCATCTACGTCAAGGTTGACAACGGCTACGAACTTGAAGAACTCCACGATGTAGACCTGACCGAGAGCAAAGCAACCCCTATTGACGCGGATGCGCTGCTGTTGCAAGACAGCGCGGATTCATCCGTATGGAAGCGGCTTACATGGGCGAATGTAAAGGCAACGCTACTGACCTATTTCAACGGCGAATATGTCGCGAAAAACACCGCCATCACAGGCGCGACGAAGACGAAGATAACGTATGACGCCAAAGGTCTTGTCACAGCGGGCGCGGATGCGGCCATTGCCGATATCACAGGATTGCAGACCGCTCTCGATGGGAAGGTAGATGAGAACAGCGCGATTGTCGGGGCGACGAAGACGAAGATTACATACGACGCGAAAGGGCTTGTTACAGCCGGAGCGGACGCAACTACAGCCGACATTGCCGACAGCAGCAATCGCAGGTATGTAACCGATGCACAGCAGACGGTAATTGGCAATACGTCCGGAACGAATACCGGAGATCAAACAATAACCCTAACAGGAGATGTAACCGGCAGCGGAACAGGCTCGTTCGCAGCAACCATCGCCAATGACGCGGTTACAAATGCGAAGCTCGCCAACATGGCTACGGCCACCATCAAAGGACGCACCACAGCGGGAACGGGAGACCCTGAAGACCTGACCGGCACGCAGGCCACAACCCTACTTGACACGTTTACCACCTCTTTGAAAGGTCTCGCACCTGCATCCGGCGGCGGCACATCCAACTTCTTACGCGCAGACGGTACATGGGCTGCACCTTCCGGCGGCGGCGGCGGTGCAGACGGCACGGTGTTAAGCCCGGCTCAGATTACAGCATGGCAGAATGATTACAACCCGTCAAGTTGGGCATCTACGGTGGGAGTGCTGCGTATCAACAGCAATCAATTTCACTTTCTCTCCGGCCTTACCGCTACATCGAACGGCCATACGGTGCGAATCTTCAACACCGGAAGTTATCCAATTGGGCTGTACAATCAGAACACCGATAGCACGGCGGCGAATCGCTTTGCATTCGATGACCACGACGTTATCATTTTGCCACAGAACAGCGTCGAGCTGTACTATGACGGCACAGCGCAGCGATGGTCGTTGGCGGCGGGGTGGACATTGAACAGCGATAGCCTGTTTGTTTCCAAGTATTGGAACGAAGCCTTCTCAACAGCGGGCGACAGCCACGGCGCGACCAATGCTCTGTGGCCCGTATCGGGCGGCACGGCCACCGCTGCAGCAGTAGGCGGCGTAACTGGCGCACGGGTTGGTCTTGTCCAACTGGCCACAGGCACAACCACTGCGGGCCGGGCGGCATTTCATCCGTCCGTGACGAATACGGCGATGGCATACAATGACGGGACGGGAAAGAATTACATGGAATTCAGGGCCGAGTTTCGCAGCCCTGCGGATTTATCGGACGCTACAAATGAATATTTCATCCACGCCGGTTTCATTGACTCAGTGACCGGGGACTCAGCCGACGGCGCGTTCTTGAAATACACGCACGGCCTGAACAGCGGGCAATGGCAATTCCTGACGGCAAATGCTTCAACCCGAACCACAGGCAATAGCACGGTAGCGATGGCCGTGAATACATGGTATTGCCTTCGCGTTGTCATGTATCCTAACGGCACGGCTGAATTCTACATTGACGGCGTAAGCCTCGGACGCAATACGGCCGACCTGCCCGGCAGTGCCCGCGACTTCAGCGTCGGAATCGTGTTGCGCAAGAACGCCGGATCGACCGCTCGGAATATGCTGGTTGACAGCGCGGGCTACACAGTTGTTAAATATCGAAAATAAAGCAATGGCGAAAATCGCAATACAACCTACAGAGCTGCCTCTCGGATTGGGCACGGCCAATTACATGGAAATAGTCGTCAACTATTCCATAGGGGATGAATCCACAGACCTTCAGATTTTTTACTACGATGACCTCGTGAAGCTGAACGTGTCGCCTCAGGTTGTGCCTGTGCCGATATCGGAAATGCAGGCATGGGGCTACGACTTTACGCAGATCGTGGAATGGGTGGCGAATCAGACAGGGGCTGAAATTTCGGAGTGAAAATGAACCCCCTTAAATTCATACTCGCATCCTTCCGCAATGAACCCGGCGGCGCATCGGCCCGCAAGCTGACGGCCTTTGCCTTCATGCTGTGCGTGGCATGGGTTCACCTGAAATATGTGAACCATGAAAACGCCATTGCTGCCCTGATTATTGACGTGAGCGCGGCCCTGCTTTCGCTTTCCATTATCACAGCGGAAAACCTCATTCGCCTGCGACACGGCGGGAAAGGCGGGGCGGAGTGACGCTTGCCGCTCTTTGGATTCCGGTACTTGTCTCCATCGTCGGGGGCATCGTGTCTGTAATCGTTGCCATAATCGGCGGGAAGTATCTGCTGCAATCCAAGCGGGAAGAGCGCATTGCCAAGGCCGAAACCAAGGTATTGCGGGAGAGGCTGGAAGACGTGTACAGCATTGCACAGCGGCCACCGGACGGATACGATTGGCTGGTGATAAACAAGTACACGCACCTGGATAAATTGCACGCCGGCTATACGGTGGTAGACCCTGCCAGACAGGAAGAATTTATATCCGATGGCCTCTGCGAAAAATTGGAGCGCAGCCGGGCGGCATGGGGCAAAAAGGTGCAGGACGTTGCCCGGTTCGTCCCTGCCTCGCAGGTGCAGCAATACGGGCATTTAATCGCGGCCATGATTGAAGACGGGTTACCGAATTTTGAGATGATCAAAGACATACGCGATGGGAAAGAAAACATCCGGCGGTTTAATGTGCGCACGGTCCAGGACGGGGTGTTTATTCTGTCAGTATACGAGGAAATATAATGCAAATAATTAATTCAATTATAATACCGTTATTCGCAGCAATAGCAGTAGTGACCGTGCTGCTGTACGCAAACAACCTAACAGACGATGACCAGACTCAACCACCAGCCGCTGGTATGGGCGCGTGAAAACCTGCTGCCCTTGATTACGTCCGGCGAAATTAACAAGAGTGAAGCTGCCCGGCGGCTCGCTGCGAAGTTTGGGATTGACAAGGAAGAGGCCCGCTCAAAGGTTCGATACATGACCGGGGCGCATGGTGAATTGGAAAGGCATAATGCAGATGTAGACCTGCGCAGCACTATTGAAGAAGGGCTGGCGAAGATTCGCAAAGAGGAAAAGCGCAAGTTGCAAAAAGTGCAACTACTGAATTGTAAAGCTCTGATTCTTTCCGATATCCATTTCCCTCACCAAAACACAGAGGCGTTAACGCTTGCGCTGAACGCAGGCGTAGAGGCCGGCTGCGATACGGTGATCCTGAATGGTGACATCGTGGACTTCTATCGGATCAGCCGGTGGGCTATCAACCCTAACGGCATGAGGATAGAGGAAGAGATTCTGTGCCTGATTCAGTTCTTTCAGCTGCTCAGGAAGCTGTTCCCTACTGCTCCGATATACTATGTCCTCGGAAATCATGAAGTGCGCTTTGAACGATATATCATTCAAAACGCCGGCGAATTGCTGAACCTGCCTGAGTTGTCATTCACGAAGCTGATTAAGGCGGAAGAGTACGGTGTGCAGGTCTTAAGCAACGACCCGATAAAACTGGGTAAGCTGAACGTGATGCACGGCCATGAGTTTGGCGAAAGTTTCTTTAGCCCTGTGAACCCTGCGCGGGGGCTATTTCTAAGGGCGAAGGCCAGCACGATCGTTGGCCATTATCACCAGCCTTCGGAACACACGGAATCGAACATTAACGGCGATCAGACCGCCTGCTATTCCACGGGATGTCTTTGCGAGCTAAACCCCGATTACCGGCCATTCGCGTACACGAAATGGATGCACGGCTTCGCAATGGTTACAGTAGACGCGGCGGGCGGGTTTACTGTAAACAATTTGAAAATTGTAAACGGCACAATCCGATGAACAACCCGTTTGAAGACCTGGCAATTACGATAAGTTTCCACGGCGGCGGGATTGCTAACGCCACTACGGTCGCAGCCCCTGCCCTTGCGTCGGAGGTGGTGAAGGCCGCATTCTACGGCCTGCTGCAAATGGGGTATGCTCAGGATTCAATCCTTGACGAATTTCAAATGCTCTTAGAACAGCATCGCGGTCTGGAGTTCATGGAGTTTGAGGACGATGACGATGACGAACCCGTTACTTAGGGGCTGACTTAGGGGGTAACCGATAGGGTACGATTTGCGGCACATCGTTGGAATTTGTAACCGATTGGGTATATTTGCCCCGACCGCCGCTTGGCATCCTTTCTCAGGGTCGGGGTGTCCCCTGCCGCAAAATTGCCCGTAAAAAAATTGCGGGCTTTTTTGTTCGGTGAAAAGTATTACTTTTGCTGCGATGAGACGCATCGACTTTATAACGATTCACACGACCGCCACCCCGCAGAG